GGGCGGGCGGACGAGTGAAGATGACAGAGCGACAACGTGAAGCGAAGCAACCCGCCGGCGAGGGCGGCCAGGGCCGCTGCGCCTCGCCCCGCCACGGCCTCAGCCGCCCGCACACGCTCGATAGCTCGCTTGTTTAAGGCCTAGCTCCGAGCACGTGGACAGAAGCCGAAGCTGCAGCCATTGCGCTGGGTGGGCATCTCGTGTCGATTGGCGATGAGGCCGAGAATCAGTGGGTGCTTGACACATTCGGCCCAACGGCGATTGCCGCAGCGTCAGTACCTGCCCCATGGCTGTGGATTGGGTTCACGGATGCCGCAGAGGAAGACTCCTGGCTGTGGACAAGCGGCGATCCCATTACGTACACAAACTGGGGGGGCAACGAACCCAATGGTATGCCCGTCGGCGTCCCTCCCGAGGACTATGCGGTCATGACCCCCAAGGACTTCAATGGCATCGCCCCCGGTGAGTGGTTGGACACCACGATAGACGGCAGTCCACTGAATACTTTTGGTGTTGTTGCGGTCCCCTAGGCCACAGCATTGTGATGGCAAGGCGAAGCGTTCCCCGAGCAATTGCCGCATGTCGGGCGTGTAGGACTTGTCGCAGTGGTTCAGGACACCGTATCCAGCGTCCACTTGACCTTCAGGTGGCCGTTACGTGACCCACCTCGACTGAGGAATTGCGTTCGCCTGCGCAAAGTACGGGGAAACGCTCCGCGAGCAATCGCTGCATGTCAGCCGTCCATGACTTGTCGCAGTGATTCAGGAACAGGACGTTCGCTGTCTCGCGAACCAGCACGTCGTAGGGCGGCTGCTTGCAGGTGCGGTACTGAATGCGCGGGCCACGTTTCGGCTGTAGCAGGATGGGTTTCTCGCCCTTGGGCTGGACGGCGTTGAAGTAGACGGTCTCGCGGAGGAAGTCTTTGTGTTGGAGGCGATAGCGGCGGGTGACGTCGATGAATCTCTGCTTGTTGTACCAGTACGGCAGGTGTGTCGAGAAATCCCAGGCGTGGCCGAGGCGGTCGGCGAAGAGCTGCATGGATCGCTTGCGGCGGCGGTCGTGTTTGCGCCTCGGGTGCCAGCGGGCCAGGGCCTGTTTCGTCCAGTGTTTGGTTGCTCGGGGGACGGTGATGTCGGGCAGGATGACGGGGTTGACAAAGTAGGTGTCGTCGTACATCGCGCAGAAGTTATCGGCGATCTCACCGTGTCGGCAGGCGGCGATGAGCTTGTCGGTGTAGTCGAACGGGACGCGGGTGGGCCGGCGGCTCTGGGCCCAGCGGTAGTCGATGAAGCGGATCTGTCCGTTGGCCCAGGCCGGGCGATCGGCCGGGTCGCAGACGATCCAGATGCGGGGGATGCCGATGAAGTTGACCAGGACGCTACGGACTGAGTAGAGCAATTCGTCGCCCCTGGCCGGGCGGGCGTAGTAGCCCCAGACGAAATCGGCCTGGCCGCCCCAAGTGCCGGCCGGGCAGCAGGAGGCGAGCACATCGGGCTTGCGCTCACGGAGGATATGTTCGCGCCGGCACCGGGGTGAGTTGGCCCACTGGCAGGTCTCGTGCTGCGGGCAGGCCCGACAGGCGGCGGCGATCCGGTCGATTACGGGCGGGACCTTGCGCGGCTTGACGCGGTACTTGGCCCGCATTCGGGCGTAGGCAGGATGGGCGGCATCGTACCAGACGCCGCTGCCGTCGCGCCGAACGATGATCTCTTCGAGTTCGTCCAGATACCCGGGCGGGCGGGTCCGTACGCGCCGGGCTACGTCATCGTGCGATGCGAAGCGGATCATGGGAGGCCCCCGCAACTGCACGACGACCCCGAGGCCGAACACGAGCAGGAGAGGCTGGAGCTGCCGCAGAGGCTGCACGAATCGCTGGCGCTGCTGCACGAGCAGGGGCACTCCGGCGCGGGGATGCTGAGCTTGACGACGGCCCACTTCTCGCCGGTCCCGGACTGACGCCAGTAGATGTAGGACGCGCCGCGGTCGGTGCTCTCCAGCGTTGCGCGGCTGCCGTCGCGAACGTCGGCGTACGCGTCGGCCTCGTCCACGACGTTGATTCGCACCTGGCACATGCCGCTGGCGTATGCCCGGCCAATCTCGCCAGCGGCCAGGGGCTCCAGCAGGACGACGAACCGGCCGAAGTGGTCGGCCAGGGACGGCGTGGTGCCCGTCAGGACGATTGCGTTCTTGAACTCGTCCAGGTTGTCGGCCGGCGAGATAACCACGCCGCTTACGCCCAGGACCTCGAAGCGGCTCAGGTCGTAGCCGCTGTCGTTTCGGACGAGGACGACGTCGGGATCGCGGGTGCTGCGGTCCGTGCCGGTCTGGGTACTGCGTTGGCGCGCGAGGTGGGCCCGGGCCGTGTCAATGAACGTGTTGAACGTCCCGGCGGGGATCTCCAGCGGCTGGCCGGCCTGGACTTTTTTCAGGTGGTCGCCCATTACCGCCTCGCAAACTGCCTGTGCACGCGGCGCATCCGGATATGGCCGCAGTAATGGCCCGTGATCAGGTCATTGTCGGGCTTGGGTGTGTGGCTGAGTTTGCGCCACGGCCGGAATCGGGGATCGTGCACGAGAGCGATGCCCGTTCTGTGCAGATGCTGGCCGACGAGCCTGTCTTCCGGGCCGGTTTCCTCGACCACATCACGGGCGACGACCTCGGCTGCCCGGCGGCTGAGCAGGTAGCCCGCTCCGCCGCTGGCATAGTTGCGCTTGCCGAGCTTCCAGCCGCAGTAGTCCAGGCCCGATGGAACCTGCAGCAGACGGTCCAGGCAGACGTACGTGTCGTCGTCGCACTTGAAGAGGTACTCGAACTCGGCATTGGCCAGAGCCCACCGGCAGAATCCGCGTGTTTTTTGCGGCAGGCTGGCGTAATCGTCCGGACAGGGCAGCCAGAGCTCATCGCCTCGCAATTCCGGCTTCGACAGGCCGGGATCGCCCATCAGGAAGAGGCAGTCCACGCCATCGTATCCACCGGCACCGGTGAACCAGGTCTCTCGGCACGCCTCCCTGCGCCGGTCGAATCGGGGCGTGCTGGCCGACAGGGCGCCGATGAGGATGCGCGGGGGCCTTCGGCCCTTGACCTTGTGGTACAGGCCGGGGCGCCTGCGCCGGTACGGCCGGAGATCAGTACATCTCACCGTGTGCTTCGCATGGGGGCCGGTCTCGACGATCTTCAGGCCCAGCGATGCGGCGACGGTCCCGACGCGGAGTTCGGCGAAGATGTCGTTCATCTCCGGCCGGCAGACCACCGGCGCGATCACGTCGAGCGCCCGCCCGCTGAACAGAATCCCGGCCAGCGGCACGGCGCCCGTCGCATGGGGCTGCATGTCCGTCGGCAGCCGGTCGACCTCCGACCACCAGGGCCAATGGTCTTCCTGGCCGGACAGGAAGACGTTCGCGGCCGAGAGCTCCGCGTCCCACGTGTCCGCAAAATGCTCCCTCAGGGACACCGTACACAGCATGTCCGACTCGATCAGCGCAAATCGCTCTGCCTTCGGACGATGGGCGAGATACCACTCACAGAGCACCTGGTCGGCGTTTCGCCAGCCGTCTCGCCGCGTCGGCCGGTCGTTCTCGACGACGTGGACGGGCACGTCCGGGTTGTACCAACAGAGCGTCTGAAGGTTTGCCCGCGCCGAGGCGTCGAGCGTGTGGCAGCAGAACAGGACGGCAAGCTCGGGCCCCTCGGACACGGTCACATCTGCAGTCCCGCCGGGCCGCCGGGCCGGCCTTGCTTGACGTTGTCGCCCATTGGGAGCGTCAGTCCACCTGGCCTGCGGGCCGAGGCGCTGGAAGTTCTTCAGGCACGTCAGGACCTCCCCGGTCGGCATAATAACGTGCGACAGGCCGTGCCGCTGCATGACCAGACGGTCGTACGCCTTGCGCCGGTCTCGCCGCATCCTCCTGTAGACCCGATTGGCCTTATCGTGCCGGTGTCCGATCAGCGACGGGGCGTAGCACGCGACCCGCCCGCCGCCTCGGTGGACCGTCAGGAAGAAGTCCAGGTGCTCGCGACCGATCTTGATCTTGTCGCAGTAGCGGAACTTCCGCAGGAAAGCAGTGCGGGCCACGAGGAAGTTCATGCCCATATCCACGGGCTGGATTCTCTCCTGCGGCGGGTACGGCTGGGCATAGAGCACGGTGTCCGTTTGGCGGAACCGGGCCTCCCACCCGCGCACGCGGCCGTGCGGTTCCAGGAGCCGCCCGGTTACGATGTCGTGGCCTCCGTTCGTCAGTGCCGAGACCATGCCCGGTACGTCGGTCTCATCGACCAGGTACATGTCGTCGTCGAGCTGGCAGACGAACTCGGTCCCGGTGGCGTCGATGGCCAGGTTGCGTCCGCAACTGATCCCCACGTCGAAGCCGGGCGTGATGACCTTGACGTTCAGTTCGGGCGTCTCGGCGGCCACGTCGGAGGCATAGGGCTGCTTGCTGTCATCCACGATGATGACCGGACGCGCCGGATCGCAGTCCCGGATCGACTGCAGGCACCGCTGCAGCGCATCCGGCCGGGCGAACGTCTTGATGCAGTACGTGTAGTCGTGGCCGGGCGGCTTTGGCGCGGGCTTCTTCGTCCATGCCGACCAGGCGTGATGCCAGCGGGGGTTCTCGATGCCCAGCCACTGGAGCATCTCGCGCTGCTTCCCCGACTCGTTCAGGGCCTCGTGCGTCGTCCACTGCCGTACGCGGTTCGGGTACGTCCCCATCAGATCCTCGACTCCCCGGCCGTACCAGTCCCAGTACAGGCCGATGGCCTCTTGCATCGTCGCCGCGTCGAACTGTGGAAAGGCCCGGTCCCAAAGTGCGCGCTTTCGCCGGGCGCCCCGCTGCCAGTGGTTCATGTGCCGCCGATGACGGGCGCTGCCTCGCACCCAGCGAGTGAACGACGCGATCACCTCGTCGCGTGGGCGCTGAAGCACGACGGCCCGGGCCTGCGGGAAGGCATCGAGCAGCGCGGGGGTGTGCCGAAGCAGGAACAACGCCACTTCGCCTGTGATCTTCCCGGGCGCCCGGTCGATCCCGGCCTGGAACCGCCCGATCACGTCGCTGGTTTCCCGTTTCGGGTTCCAGTGGAGGATGGGCTTGTCCTCGTGGACGACCTCGACGCCGTCCTGGGCGTTGAGCACGTCCACCAGCGAGTGCGTGCCGCACCGCCCGGTACCGAGGCCGATAATCAGTGATCGCTGTGGCATGGTCATATCCCCAGGGCCGCAAAGTTGGCCTCGTCGTAGACCTTCTCGATGTAGACCGCCATCGGCTTCTTGACGATGGCCTTGGCCGCGGCGTCCTCGGCGTCGGCGTAGCGGACCCACATGTATTCCCAGCCCTTCTTGCTGGCAACGGTGATATCACCGATCTGGAAGTTGGCCCGGTTCGGGCTGGCGGCGAAGCGGAAGGTGATCTCCCAGTCGCCCGCGCCTCGCTTGGAACCCGAGGCGCCCAGGAACAGGCACTCCCCGGCCGCGCAGCCCCGGAAAGCGGCGTTGTTGACCTTGCCGGTCAGGGTGAACAGCGCGGCCTTGTAGGCCTGTGTCACCGCCGCGTCGGCGATGTAATGCGTCTCGGAGAAGCTGAAGACCGGCACGGTGATGTCCACGCCCTCGACGGAATTGTGCGTCACACCGATGGCGCCCTTGAAGTCGGGCGCCGTCTTGCCGGCCGGTGCGTACTTACCGACGTTGGCGATGGACTGGGTGATGTGCTGGGTCCCGCCGCCGGTGTCAAAGGAATACGCCGAGTCCCCCGTCTCTGGCGGCTCGGCCTCCTGGTTCTCCAGCTTCTGGTAGCGCGCCGTGCCGACCCAGCGGTCCTCGGCGTAGTATTCGACCTCGACCGACTCGATCACCAATCCATCGTGAGTGGCCGGCGCCGTCGCCGCGAGCGCCGCCCGGGCGGCGATGTCGTCGTCCGTCCCGTCGATCAGGTACGTCAGCTCGGCCGCGGCGTTGTTGCCGTCGGCCAGCGTGCGGCTGTCAAACTTCTCTTCTACCGTAATGGCCATGGTCGGTCTCTACACGAACGCCAGCCCGCCCCGCTGGGCGGCATTGGCGACCTTCTTCGTGTGCTTCTCTGTCTTCTCGACGGCAGTGACGATCCGGTCCGTTGCACCGCCGGCGGCCAGGCCGCGGGCCTGCATGGCATTGAAGGTGCCCCGGACACCCACGACGCGGTCGACAGCGTCCTTTACGCCAGCAGCCTTCTCATCCTTGGCCAAGCCCAGGACCTTGCGCTGGGCGGCGTAGAAGGTCCTCAGCTTGCGGATGTACGCATCGCCCAGCCCCGCGGCCTTGGCCGCGGCGATGCGCTCACGTTCCTCGATCCTCAGCAGGGCGATGCGCTGCTCGGTGCCCTGCTTGGCTTGCTCGACGGCGAACCGCTCCATCTCCAGGTCCAGGGCCTTTTCGCGCTCGCGCCGGGTCCGGGCGGCGTCCTCGGCGTGGCGCGTCTTGATCTGGGCCAGTTCCTTCTCGCGGGCCTTCTCGATAAGCGAGATGTCCTGGCCGGCCTGGCGGGCCATGCGGATCTTCTGCTCGTAGGCCAGGCGTGTCATGGCCAGTTCCCGCTGGATGTCGTCGCGTATTCGCTGGGCGTCGAGCACCTTCAGGTCGTGGAACAATTCGGCGTTGCGGGACTTGTAGGCGGCCATTCCCTGCTGGACGGCGTCCCAGACCTGCCCGGGCAGCTGGCGTGCGCGGCGAAGCAGGTCCGGGACCGAGCCGACCAGCCGCTGGAAGATGTTCGGACCCGCAGGTGCCGCAGGCGCAGCTTCGGGCGCCTTGGGGCCTTTCTTGACAACCGCAGCCATCTCCTTCAGCGTCTTGCGGAGCCGCGCGGCGTTACCCTCGGCCGTTGCGATCTCCTTGCCGACATCCTCGAAGCTGCCGGCCAGGGCCTTGGCCTCCTTGATCTGCCGATCGAGTTTCTGGATACGGCCTTCCCGGCCCATGCGGAAGTCGCTGCCGAACAGCCACGCGAGGTTGTTGACCGTGCTGGTCACCGGGTCGCCGTAGACGGGGATGGACCCCCGCTCGCCGGTCAGTTCGGTGACGCGCGCCCGGGCTTCCCTGGCCTGCTGCTGTTGCCGCTTGAGCGCCTTGATCCTGTTCTCCGTCGCGCGGAGCTGGGCCGCGTAGAAGGCTCGGGTATTCTCCGCGAAGGCCTGGTTCATCCGCTCCAGGAGCTTGGCCGCGCTGCCGGCGGACCGGCCGAGGCTCTCGATGGCCTTGCCCATCTTGGGGTAGGCCTCCAGCAGGTCGTGCGAGAGCGTGCGGGCCTCGACCATCTCCTCGTTGGTCAGGTGCTGCTTGGCGCGAAGTTCGGCCAGGCGATTGGCCTTGAGCTTCATCTGCTCGTGCTCTGCCCGGATCTGCTCGGCCGAGGTGTGCGTCATGGCGTTGAAGGCCTTGAACTGCGGCAGCAGACCCTTGATCGCCCCGGTCAGCCGCTTCAGCGCCGCCGACCAGTCGATAGTCGAGGCCACCAGCGCCCCCAGCACGACCGCCAGCAGCGCCGCGGGGTTCCTGGCCAGGAACGTCATCGCCGTGCCCAGGCCGCGCACGACGAGAATGGCGGTCTTTACCACGGCGATCAGCCCGCCGATGACCGTGCCGAGGGCCGAGACCACCGCGCCGAGCGATACCAGCGCCACGCCGATCCCCGCGATGGCCGCGGTGACCTTCAGCGTCTGGATGATGGCGTCTTTATTGGCCCGAACCCAGCCGATGATCTGTCCGACGTTGGCGCGGATGTCCCCGGCCAGTCGTTTGAACGTCGGCGCCAGCGCCTCGCCGATGACCGACAGGACCCCCACGACCGACTGCTTGAGTTGCCCGAAGGCGTGGCCCAACGTGCCGGTCATCTTGGCGTATGCGGCTTCGGTAGCGCCGGCCTTGGCGCGCATGGCCTCCACGTCGGCGACAAAACCCTTCATGTTCTTCAGGGCCGGGATCACGCCGCGAAGCGCCCTGGCATTTGGGAACAGCTTCGTGATCGCATCCGGCGGCAGGTCCTTGATCCGCTCGAAGACGCCCTGGAGGCCCTCGGCCTTCAGCGTGGCCGAAGACATCTCGAAGCCCAGCTCACGGGCGTACTTGCTCGCCTCGGCCGAGGGCTTCAGGAAGCTCAGGATGATCTGGTTGACCGCCGTGACGGCGTTCTCGGTCTTCACGCCGTTGCGGGTCAGGACAGCAAGCGAAGCCCCAAGTTCGTCGAGGCCCACGCCCGCGCTGGCAGCGGTGGAGGCGACCATGCCGATCTGGGGGGCCAGTTCGCCAAAGGTGGTCTTGCCGCGCTTGACGACGGTGAACAGCAGATCACTTACCTCGCCGGCCTTGTCGGCCGACATGCCGTAGGAGTTCAAGATCGTTGTGATGGCATCGGCCGCGACGCCGGTGTCGGTCAGCCCGGCCTTGGCGGCGCGGGCCGAGACGGCCAGGACGTCCAGGGCCTTCTCGGCGGGGATCGACGCCGAGAGGATGTCGTACAGGCCTGCGGCCAGCGTCTCGGTCGACTCGCCGAACTTCACCGACATCTCGCGGATGCCCTTGGTCAGGCGGGCCATGTGCCGCTCGGGCTGCTCGAGCATCGTCGAGACGTTGGCCATCTGCCGCTCGAAGTCGGCAAAGACCTTCGTCGCGGCCAGCAACCCGCCGCCCATCATCGCGCCGACCTTGACCAGCGAGGCGCCCACCTTGCGGACGTTGGCGCCGAAGGCCTTGATCCGCGCGTTGGCTCGCTTCAGCCCACGGATGAGCTTGCTGTTGTCGGCCGAGAGCTCGACGAAAGCCTTGCCTGCCCGGATGCCGCGTGGTGATGCCATGGCGCTTACCGGTCCTCCTCAGTACGGCCAGACCATGACGGCCACTATCGCGAAGCAGATCGCCCCGCCGGCGGCCACCAGGGCAATATCGCGCCGCCAGCCGCTGAGGACCTTTTCCGTGCACCAGCCGAAGACGGCAAACGCCGCCAGGATCGCCGCCACGGCGCCGAAGTACTTGTCGCCCGACCTGGCTCGGGCCTTGTTCAGCGCCCGGTCGGTCTTGGCCTGCTCGGCATCCCGTGCGTAGTTGGTCGTCTGGACCGACAGCGTGTGCTGGACCTGGCTGACCTTCTGGTCGAGCTTCTCGATGTGCTCGGCCGTCACGGGGGCGTCGGTCGTCGAGACGGGCGTCTGGGTTGCCGCCTGTTGCGGGCGGGCCATGCAGCCGGCCAGGAGGGCGGCCAGGCATGCGACAATCGGTATCAGCGGCTTCAGTTTCATGGTTTCCGTCCCTTCGCCTTGCGATTCACGAACGCCTTCTTCAGCACCCGGATGTTCCTGGCCGTGATCGGCACGCCCGACTTCGGGTGCCTCTTGACCAGCGGGTGGAAGTCCGCCGGCTTGGCCGGCCGGGACTTCTTCGGGTCGCGGTTGACGTTGAACGTCATCGCCAGCAGCGCCGATGTCGTGTCCCACTGGACCCGCTGGCGAGCCTCGGCCATCCACAGCAATTCCCGCAGCGTGAATGGCCCTGGGTTCACGCCGACGATGCCGGCGAGGTCGTAGATTGCTCGCCAGCATTCGCGAGCCTGCGCCGCAGCTCGTCTTCCATCTCGGTCCCGTCGAGCTTTTCGTCCGCCCACGCCAGCGCCACGCCCTGGAGCGTCTCCAACTTGTCCAGGGCCTTTCGGAGGATGCGCCGCTTCGGGCTCGGGAAAAAACCCACGAGTTCCTCCAGCAGCGCCGCGGTCGCCCGCTCGATGGCGTCCCCGGCCATCGCCCGGCCGAAGTCCTCGTCGCTGACGCCCTCGCGGTCGGCCTGCGGCTTGCACAGGGCGTAGATCAGGTCGCACAGCAGGACGGGATCGTCGGCCAGGCGGTCCAGCAGATCGCCCGACAGCGTCCCGGCAACCAGGTCCACGTCCACCAGCCCGCGGACGCGCTTGACCGCCGCGGTGGTGACCTCGACTTCCCACGTTCGCCCGGCATTGTCCTTGAAAGCCTTCATGGTCTACCTTTCCGGGCCCCTTACGACGGGGAGCCGCTCTCTTCGTCCTCGGGCACCCAGCGCGGGGCGGTGGCTGAGTACGTCGGCTTGGCGGTCACGCTGACCGTCAGGGCCTCTTCCAGCGGCTCGGAGCGGCTGAACGAGACGATGGAGAAGTCCGCGATCAGGCCCTCGGCCTCCAGATCGGTCACGGGCCTGTCCAGGACGGCCAGGCCGATCGGCAGGTTGTCCATGTAGGCGTCCTTGATCGCCTCGAAGCCCGCATCCTCGGTGTCCCAGACCATCTCCCACTCGACGCTGGCGTCCTTGAGCGTGCCGATCGTGGCCCGCCAGCCGTTGTTGCCGCGGGTCGTAACGTCGGCCTCACCCTTCTCAAGGTTCAGCGTCAGGTCCTTGACGTTCGTGATCTCCGTCCAGGAAGGCGTGCCGCCGGCGCCAGCGACGCAGAAGTACAGATAAGCGTCCATCCCAAGTACGTTCGACATTGCGTGTTCTCCTTCCGCTCAGGCCACGGAGTCTTTCCACATGGCCGGGAGCTTGGGCTTGTTGATCTCGAATGCCGGGCCCATGAATGGCCGCGGCCGGTAGGTCATGGTCCGCCGGCGACGCTTGCCGGCTTTGCGTCGCACGCGCCCGCCGTGTTCCAGCAGTTCGGGCGCCTCGGCCTTGGCCCGCAGCGGGACCGGGCCGATGACGACCGTCCGGTCCGCCCGGTCGTAGCCGAAGAAGATGAACTTCCGAAGCAGGCCGGTATGGCTGGAGGGCGGCTTGCCGGGCTCGGAGACTCTCTTGCGCTTGCGGATACTGCTGCGGGCCGAGCGGCGGACGTAGGCCCCGAACTTCGACAGCACCCGCCGCGTGGTGCGGTCCACCGCGCCTACGACGGCGGGCGACGTGAAGAACATGCCCTTGGCCAGGTTGAAGTCCATGCCCACCATCACGTCACCTCATCACCCGGAACGTCAGCGTCACCAGGCTTGTGAACTGCCGCAGCTCGGCCATGTGCTCGGCGGCATAGACTGGCGCGTTGGCCACGCCCACGCACGACGCGCCGGTGTCGCCGAGCTTCCGAAGCCGAAAGAAGTCCATGATCTCCTCGACGAGGTTCATCAGAGGGTCGAGTTCGGCCGGGGTGCCCTCGGCGAACTTCTTCTGCACCGCCACGTGGACCTGGCAGTCGTATTGTTGCATGGATCGCGACAGTGACTGGACCTCGACGGCGTGTGGCACGACCGTCACGTGCAGATCGGCCATGTCCTTCAGGTCGAAGGCGGGGCGATATTCCCGCATGGCCGTGAAGGGCTGGCTAAAGCTGTGGCCGTTCAGGGCTTCCTTGACGGCCTCGGCGATGTCCACGGCAACCGACACGGCGCTACTCCTCGATCTCGATGTCCAGCTTGGCCGCGATCTTGACCACGTTCTTGTCGATCCGGCTCGTCGTCTCGCACGTCTCGCGGAGCCACAGTTCCCGGCCGTGGCATGCTGAGCGAATCTCGGCGATCTCGGCCTTGAGGTGGACAATCTCGCCTTCGACCAGGGCCATGCGCGCCCGCAGGCCGAACATGCTTGAGACGACCCACCACGCGGCGCCGGTCAGCACGCCGCCGCCCAGCAAGACTGCCGCAATCGCAAGAAGAACCTGTCCGGTCGTCATAGTGCCGTCTCCGTGTCCACGAGCTTGGTGTGAATCCGCAGCGTGTGCCCGTACGGGTCGCTCGGCCGCCAATGGCCCGCCCCGCCGAGGTCCATCACCTCGAAGACGTGGACCTCATCGCCGACAGCCACGCGAATCCGGTCGCCCGGCTGCGGCTGCGCCTTCTGGCCGGCCAGAACCAGGTCGGCCGCGCTGACGATGAAGTCCGTCGCCTTGGCCTCGACGACCGTGCCGAACTCGTCGGCGACCTCGTAGCTCGTTGCGCCCAGCGTGGCCGACAGCTCGACGGACTCGGCGCCCCGGACGTACGTCACGCTGCGCGAGGCGTGCTGCTTGAGCATGCCTGCCAGCCATGAGGCGCCTTGTTCGAGCATGTCGGCCACGCTGTCACGCTCCCGCCGTTACGAGCTCTCGTAGCCGCTCTCGTCGGAGTCGTCGTTGATGTTGCCGACGTAGCCCTGGCTCAGCCGCACCCGGACCGTCGCCTCGTCGCGGTCGGCGTGCGCCACCGCTTGGCCGATCAGGCCGTTCGCCCCGGACTCGTCGTCCAGCTTGGCGACCTCCTCGGCCTCGTCCCAGAACAGGCTCTCGCCCGCCTGGATGGCCGTGCCGGCGCCGGTGGCCTTGGGGAAGTCGAACACGCCGACTACCGCCAGGGCGCCGAGCGTCCCGGCCGGAATCGGCCGCTTGGCCACGCCCAGCAGGTCGTTACGGACGACCACCTGCCCGGCGGTAACGTCCGCCTCGGGCGTGTAGTCGATTGCATCGCCGTCGTGAATGAAGTTGACCTTGTGTGCCATGTTTCGAGTCTCCTGCTGTCGGGAGGCTTACGCCTCGCCCTTGCTCTTGATGCCGCCCTTGGGGTCCTGGAGCGCCACACCGAAGTCGTGGTAGCCCCGCATCTGCACACCCAGGACGTTGAAGTCCGCCTCGGCGGTCTCGATGGTGGGCGACTCCTGCCCGTTGAGGAATGCGACCTCGATCACCGGCAGGTCCACCGGATCGGCCAGGAGGTACCACGCCTTGTCGCTGTTGCCGGTGTAGCTGCTGTTGGACAGGTACCGGCTGACCTCGGCTCGGTACTTGCCCTGGTGCGGGTTGGCCACGGGGTACTTCGTGCTCGATGTCGTGTCCCGGAGTTCCAGCGACTTGTAGAGCTGGGTCCCGACCGCGCTCAGTGCCGTGGGCAGCAGCAT